GATTCTCTACATAACTTTGCTATGTCCTTCCAAGTTTTGTCATCCTGTTCTTCTATATAGCGTTTATATTTACCCATTTTTATCCCTCCGTATTGTTTTACTTTTTCTTTTAATCTTAGATACTCATCAATATCTTTCTGTGCATCATCTATTCTATCTTGGCTGTATACAGTATATATACCACTTACATGACGGTATTGCTGTTCGAATTTATTTTGCATCTAATCCTCCTTCATCTCTCCGTATACAGTAAACTGCGTGTCACCTCCATATTCTGTACCGTGAAATTTAACCTTGCTGTTTTTCATAACGTGTTCACTACCGTCAGTCAATGTCACTTCAGTAGTTTTCTCTCTGCACTCTTCCTCTGTCAGCTTAACATCAGACTGTACAGTATAATGTCTTACGTCTACAGTGTGTTCTTCTACCTCATAAGTATATTTAAAATCTCGGCTCATATATAATTCCTTTCTTTAAAAGTATTTCATAATCATCAGCCTGTCCCTTATAAAACTCAGCGTCCTCTTCTCTACCATCCCACTCAGCGTCATGCTGTGCCTGTCTAGTACGATTATATTCTGCCTGTACATCAATAAGATGATCGACTCTCATTATAAACCTCCTAATGGTATGTTATAAACCTGTCGTATCTTACGCATTAGTTTAAGACTAGGTGCGTACACACCTTTAATTAAATTAATTGCGTGTGTCTGTGATATCTCTAGATCCGTAGCTAACTGTTTAAAATCTAAGTTTTTATCCTGTGCAATCTTTTTAACTATCATTCGTCTTCCTCCTCTATGTTTTCCTCTATATGTAATCCGTGATTATCTTCTAGCTGTGTTCTAGTTACAGTCTTGCCAACAGCTTTAACTAAAAACTGTACAGCATCTTTAACAGTGGTAAAAAGCATGATATCTTTTTTATCATCTAATGCAAACTCTTTACCGTTTAATCCTATGCCTTCTGGATGTCTGTATATTCTATACTTCATAAATTGTCCTCCTCATCAATATCTGCAATGTAAAACTCTTGGTGTACAAAATCAAACGTGTCTTTTGTCAGTAAGCGTTCCATCTTTTTCTTAACGTCTTGCTCACTAGTACCTTCAGCAATTCGCTTATAGTAGGATACTTCTCTCGCATAGACAACGTATTTCTTTTTCTGTACAGTCATTTTCTCTCATTCAATAAATTATAATAATAAGTCCACAACCTTCTATCGGTAGTGTGTACATCTCCTGTGATCCTCCACCACTCCTCGCTTTGATTGTGACCTTTGTAATATCTGCCCTCTACAGCATCAATCCGTTGCTGTATTTCTGTATAGGTAAGTTTACTCATCTTTTAAATGCTCCCTTCCTTCTATGACAACCATATCATCACTATCACCAAAATCAGATATACCCTCATAAGTAACTAAACCATTGGCTTTTCTAGTAACCTCTCCAGAAAATGTATTTGATACTTCTCTAAATTGTTCTGTATAGCCTTTTCTGTCCTCTCCAGAAGTGTGATTTGAATAGGTAGTTTGTATCTCATCATACGTTAGTTTTCTGTCAGATGTAACTGTATATCGTCTTGTATCACAAGAACATTCTTCTACGATGTATTTATATTCTTTACTCATTAGTCTTGACTCCCACTACCAACAGCGTCAGTTTGTCAGCTACCTTTTCTTTGTCAAACACTTGGCATACTTGATCCCATGCATCGCCTTCAAAGTCGTCATGATATAGATCTAAGAATCTAGCGTTTGGTATTACTTCCCAATCTTTCTTATCCAACTCCTTCTGCTGTACAGCTGTAAGAGTCCATTGACCTGTTTCTGGTTTATACATCTGCCACCTTCTTTTTAGTCATAATATACGCACTGATACCTGATGTGCTTTTAAGATTAAAAAAAGTAGCATATTGTTTACACGCATTGTAAGTGTTTGGAGCCTCTATAGTCTTATTTCCGTATTTATTGTGCAGTACATAATATAAATACATTAGCCCCTCCCTTTATCTTTTTTAGGATCATAAGCATCTTTGTCTGTATGGCAACAATAATCACCATGCCAAAACTCCTCGTACTCACCTTTGTTGTGACCGTACTCAGCTATACCACCTTTTTTTGTCAGACTGTTATATTCGATACATTTGTCATTTGCGTCTTCCATCTCCTGTATCTCACCTAGTGTCAGATACCTACCTCCACTCTCTCTAATATTGTCAAGCACTGTACGTACCTTGTTTACTAGATTAATTGTCGTCTGGTCTGCTATTGGTTTGTCAATTTTCTTTTTCATAATTATCCTTCCTAATTAATAATTGCTGTATAGACTACGTATTCCTAAGGTTACACGGCACACGCAAGAGCCTTAGTTAATAGGATTCCCATCATCTTTCGATGGTGTGCTTTCTGTCCCACCTAATAATATACATAGTCATAGTGCAATTAATTACAGCAACCAAAACAACTAGTCAACTATATAAAAACCTGTACAGACTCTTTTCTATATTGACACGAGTAATCCATTGCTGTAGTTATTAGAAACGATCAAATTTGGTTGGGAGGGTTACATATATCCACCACCACTAATATAAAGAAAGGAAAATATCATGGATGTAATGAAGAGCATGAGAGAGATTTATACTGCACAGATAACACAGTCTAAATTGAATGTGCAAATACTGTTAAATAATCCAACGTCTATTCCTGAGCATAGTGACTTCGTGAAGGAATTAGATAAACATATTGGCGATATAGCAACAGCCACAGATAAACTTGCTGTACTGATAAAACATGTGGAGGAGTGATGAAGATTACTCCAAAAGGAGGCTTGTCATGGTACGTAAAGTGGACAGCAACAGTATTTATAGTAGGAGGAATGATGTTAAGGAGTGCTTGGCATTTAATGCCTTACGATCTGATGCTGTCTTTAATAGGTACAGTCTTATGGGGTTATGTTGGTTACTTATGGCATGACCGATCATTAATAGTTCTCAATACGGTATGTTCTACGATATTGCTGTATGGGATAATTAGATTTTATTCACAAGGAGGGTTTATAGGATGAGGATGAGTGATAGTGATTTCCACAATGTCGATAGTGAGTTACCACACTTTTTGTCACAGATATTAGATATACATATCAATTGGCAAGACGAGAAGGAATTAGATAATTACCACAATTTTAGAAATATATTTATTAGATTAGTAGAGAGGAGGTATTTAAGATATGACAGAAGAGATGTTTAAAAAGAATGTACAGGATTTACAAGAGCAATTGACAGAGGCTTATAAGAGAATTAAGGAATTGTCAGAAGAGGTTGCTGTACAGAAGAAGGAATTGATTGACTTACGATTACAACTGCCACAGAATAGAGTGACTGCCACAGATTATACTAAAGATTATATAGACGGTGATTCTGGACAGCAAGACTTAGAAACTTATTTACAGAGAGTGAGGAAAAATGAAGGACAATAGCGTAAACATAGCGACTCTTACTAATGATGAGAAGAGTCAGTATATACAGGAGAAGGTACAAGGGAAGATATTCTCTGTATCATTTATAAAGAAGGACGGCACTGAGAGGACTATGGTTTGTCGTTTGGGTGTACAGAAACATTTGACAGGTGGAAAGAATGTCAATGATCCTAGTCAACATCTTACCGTGTTCGATATGCATAAGAAAGCATATAGGAATGTCGCTTTGGGAACTATCTATCAATTGAGGTGTAAAGATGTGTTCATTAAGTGATATTAATATACATAAATTGTCAGCTGTTATGGATGCTTATGAACGTGGTACAAGTGTCAGCTGTATAGCATCTTGTCACAATTTGTCACCGAGAGAAGTTAGAGAAATTGTCATCGAGATGCGTAGATTTAGAGGTGATAAGAAAATTGTCAGCAATTTGTCAGCTTAGATAAATTGTCATCTTGTCAGAAGAAATGTAATTACTGTACAGCCAATGCTGTAATCTACCAATGGTCTAAATGGCTCTGTTATATCTGTTGGAAAAAAGAAAGAGACTATCAAGAAGGTAGATATAAAAGATAGCTGTACAGTAATAATTATTATCTTGACAGCATTTTAATTAGCCTATACTGTATTATTTTTAATTAATTTGGAAGGAAATTATGTTAAATACTAATACAAATGATGTAATGGGAGTCATCAACCCAATCACTAATACACATAACAATATAGACGATCTATCTTTTTTTGACTTTGCTGTAGAGAAGAGACCATTGTTTTTTGAGAATGACACTAACAGTGGTGGTCAATCTCTTATGACTCAAATTGATGGTAAACACGCTGTAGTAAGATCAGATACTAATGAGTGTTTAGGAGTACACGGCAGAACCTATAAGATTGTGCCACACTTAGACGTCTATAAGAGACATGCAGATGCTATTAAGAAAAGTAGTGCTTATGACCCACAGCAAATTGAGATTATAGATCAGCTTTGGGATAAAGGTGCTAAGGCTCGTAGAACTATACACTTTCTTAATCACACTAAGAGAGTATCAGAGAGTGATGTAGTAACTATGCGATCAGATACGTTTAACAGCCTAGACGGATCATTTGCATTTCAAGTGTTCTCTGGAATGTATAGAAGTTTATGCCTTAACACTTTAGTATTTGGAGGGGAGAAGTTTTACCATAGTAAACAAAAGCATACTTCTAATATAGACTATTCGAGTGCTGTATCTAAGATTGCAAACTCTGTAGACATGTACAATAGGGACTATGACAGATTGTGCAAGTGGAGAGATACTAAGGTTAGCGATCAGCAAGTGGCAATGCTGTTTGCAAATACAATCGCTAAGAGAAAATCAGAGTCAGCTACCGTTATTCAAGAGGCATTAAAAGAGGAAGGTGTAGAATTAAAACAGCTTATCAATGTTAAATTAAATGACTTTCTTATGCACCAATATGGTAAAGAAAAAGAGTCATTAGGTGGGACGCTGTACGCTGTATACAATGCATTGACTCACTGGTCTACACACACTGATAAATCTTGGGAGCGTACTAATGCTAAAGGAGAGACTGTTACTGCTCACACTTCCAGAAATGGTAGCAATGTAGGATCAGTACAAATTGAGAGAGAGAACAAGGTGCGTACTTGTTTAGACTCTGATTTTTGGAATGAACTACAAGAGGTGGCATAATGGTTGATAAAATTTTATTATATGCTCACGAGGATTTGCAAAATATATACAAGCGTGTCATTGTGCTTATTGAAGACGACAGTGAGAGAAATATAATCCATTGTCTCTTTCAAGACTTGTCAGATAAACTCTTGGATAATGTAAAATTGTCAGACAAAAAATTGTCAGACTAAAATGCTAATTGCATTATTCTTTCACTTCTGGATGGTACTAGCAACGCTACTAATTGTAGGTGGCAACGCTAGTACTACCGTGGCTGTTTGCTGTATGTTCCTAATATCTTTTTTTATTTTATGTTTGATTTCTTATCATTTATATATTAGTATCTACAGCAATAGTAATTTTATAAAATCAAACGGAAGGAAAAAAACAAAATGACTATATACTTAAAAGAACAAATAAGCGAACTATCAAGACTAATATTAAACACCCAAAAGATCAAAGGTGATAATAAGAGTAATCCAATCCACACAACAGCAGGAATGAACGGACAAGACAATCTGGACGAGCAGATGCTGTTATTAATTGAGGACTTGAAAATATTAAGAACTAATTTAATAAATGAACAATCCAAAATGCAACGCAATCTCTGGCAAGTTAATTGTTATATTGCTGACGCTTTAAGACAAAATAATGTATTAATGACAACCGACACAAACGGAAGGAGCAAGAAAAATGCCTAAATACATCACTAAAAAACAGTTAATAGTATTAAACAATTTGGCTGAAGATCTTGGGTTTAACCAATCTATCAATCCTGAATTTTTTAAACATATACCCCAAGGTATTTATGAGGTTGTTTTTGCCATGCCACACGATGGTGACGACCATATGAGAACTATGGTTCGCTTTCCTATTACTGACAGTTTAAGAAAGAAATTCCCCAAGGAGAAAAGAAAAACTGTAGATCTTAAATTAGACATTACATTTGAGGATTATGAGGAATTACCAGAAACTAACATCTTAAAAAACATAGATCAAACTTTTAATAGAATGAGTAATGAAGTTAAAAGGAGGTTGAACTGATGGCAAGTTATCCAATTTGGAATGATGTTGTTGCTTGTATATATAACGGTAGTAAATCATATGGAGTTAAGAGCGAGGGAATAGTGAATATTAAGGTAGGGACTAGTGCAACCTATTCTTATGACTTCGTTAAGCATAGAACAACTAAAAGAGATCTAAACAAGGATGTAATTGAGTATAGGTTTTTTGTAGATGACATGCTGGTTAAAAGATCACAGTTTAATAAGAAAACTAAGATCTATTCCCACAATTTACCAATTACAAATCATGAAAAGATCATGGGAAAGGATGCCGTTTAGATGTTAGATTTTATAATAGGTTTACAAAAGATATTATTTATTATAGTTTGTATAGTAGTTTTATTAATATTATTAGGTTAAGGAGTATAAGATGGACGCAATGACAAAAGAACTAAACAGCCAGATCAAAAGAGAACTTAAGCAAAAGAAGGCTGTAAGTAAGTTTAAAAGAGATTATAACAAGATAGTATTAGATGAAGGTAAAACATATAAAGGGTTTGCTGAGTATTATAAGACATTGGCTATTCTATGGATAGTAATTGCTTCACAAATGGCTGTTATTATCTTATTTGTAACAGATATACTATAAAATAAACTAAGAAAGACCCATTGCTGTACTTAGGTTATCAATGGGTTTTTTTATGCGTGTTATAATCTGGTAGTTAATTCGTAAACCTTTGTAATCATTGGGATCTATCTGGATGGAATGACACGCCCCAATGCTGATAAACCTTTGCTTTGTACTAACTTAAACCAGAAATTTGTCAGGGTCTAATATGTGCGTGTGTATTAGGTAACACCTTATAAGATAATTAGATTAAATACGTGTTTACAGCCTAAGTTTAGGGGTGTTGGTTATCGGTGTTTTTAATAAGGAAAAATATACTATACGCCCACGCAAGGGTCAGTGGGGGTGGGTGTGTATACGTATGCAATCCCGATAGTAAATTTGGTAAAATGGAGGTTTAAACCAGTGGGAGACCGTTGCTGTACCTAAGTAAGACCCGTTGCTGTACCTAAGTAGTACCTATATATACACCCCCCAAAGGCTTACCTTTTATTATACACCCCATATGCAAACTTGTCAAGTAAAAAATAAAAATACATAAAGTGCTTGACAACTATGCTATACAGCTGTATAATAATATAGTAAAGGCATAAACTTCGTTCAGGTCTCGCCAATTACACACAGGGATGAATCAGGGGACAGCAACTGTTTATGCTGATTTCTAACTTAGCACAACAGCAGATATGAATCAAGGATTACTAAAAGAGAAATCCAGAGAGTTAACCAAGAAACAGCAATCGTTTTTAACGGAGTTGTTCAGGTGTGGTGGAAACATCAACGTAGCATTAGAGAAGGCTGAATATAAGCCATCGTCTAGACAGCACGTATTACAGTCTCTCAAGGATGAAATAATTGAACAGGCAAAGGTAGAGCTTGCAGCACACTCAGTTACAGCAATCAATCGTGTAGTTGAAGGTATGAATGATGTAGGTGAACACCCTAGAGCAGAATTAAGATTAAAGGCTGCACAGACACTTCTCGATAGAGTGGGTATGGGTAAGCAAGAAAAGATTGATGTAGAAGGTAAGTTACTTCACGGTGTGGTGTTGATGCCAGCTAAGAAGGAAATGCCAGTTGTAAATGTGGAGGACTGATGACTGACATCACTAAAAAACAAATAACAGACTATATGAAGACAGTAGACACTGGTACAGCCAATGGCAAAGTCGTAATGAACCAATTAAAAAAAGCAATTTCTATGAATGAATCTGCTGACACTCCTTTTAGTGATAGTATTAATAAAAAATTACAAACCATGATAGCTAAAACGTTAGCGTCACCTATGGCAAAATTACCAAAACCAAAAGATAAAAAGAAAGGCCCATTTGGAAATGCTAAAGCGGTGCCTATGCCAACTATAAAACTACAAAAAAAGAAAAAAACAGGCCCGTTTGGAGATGCTCCACCAGTAGATATGCCTAATCTTAAAAAACAAAAAAAACAAATGGGCGGAAAAGTATACAGCAACATGCAATCACGGAAGGTAAGGATTTAAGATGGACGAACAAGAAAAAGCATTTAAAGAATACGAGCAAAGAGAAGCTGCAAAGAATATGAGTAAATTAGAATCTGAAATACAAGCACAAGATCCTTTTTACAAAAAACAATTAATTGATAGACAACGAAAAGCAGCAGAAGAAAGAATGTTAAGAGAGCTTAAAAAAGAAGGGTTTATAAAACCTCCCGGACAGGAAGTTAAGAAAAGAAAAACAGGTAAGAATACAAAAAAAACTGCTAGGTACACACCTAAAAAGAAAAACTATCAAATGAGTCCTAGACCAGTACGAACAACAGAAACAGCATAAAAGGAGTTAAACATGTGGAATAAACCAATAATTACAGAAATACAAGTAGGACTAGAAATCAATTGCTACGCTTGTGCAGGGCTGTAGTACAGTAGCCTGTTTAGTATTAGATTTCGTAACTAGAAAATACTACACAATTAGTGAACTGGAGAGAATACAAAAAGAAAGAAAAGATAAAAAAAACAGCAACCGTTTAACTCGAAAGAGTCGGAAGTAGGAAATACCGAAGAAACGCACTAACTTTAATTAGGAGGTGTGTTATGAACAGACAATTTTTATACTGTCTACTAAAACAAATAAAAGAACAAAAAAGAAAATGGCTGATATTAAAAATAAAATAAATATAAATGATACTTACGGGGTCGCTGCAAAGGTAGGCCCTGTAGATATAAGAGCCGAACAGAAAGTTAAAAACTTAAAACCAGAAGGACAGCCTACCTTTTCTGTAGGAACTGGTTTCTATGAAGAAGGAGTCCCTGTTGATATAGGTTTAAGAAAACAGGACAATAACAAAAGTGCTTCTGTTAAGGTTAAAGGTAAAGAATTTGTTGTAGGTCAAAACAATGGTGTAAATTATAAAAGTCTTTTTATACCTCTTAACATAATGGGTAAAAACGTAGGCGTTAGTGCAGGTACAGGAACTCGTAAAACAAACGAAAGTAAAACTTTTACAGACAGAAATGTTAAAGAAATTATGGGAAGAAATATAAAAAGTGTTGAAGATAGACTTGGAGTACAATTAAATAATTTTAATTTTGATTATAGTAAATTAAGAGAGGCGATGACTGAGACTTATTCAGTTCCTAAATTTGGTATCGAAGATTCTAGGACAAATAAATTTAAATCGCATTCTTATAGGATGGGGTTTACAATAGAAAACATGTTTGGAGGAACCTTGTACGGTAGTTTATCTCAAGTAAACAGTAAAGGACAAAAAATAAATAAAGTAATAGATTTACAATTTAGACTTCCTTTTCATCCTGCTAATAATAAAAAAAGAACTCCAGTAAAAACTTCAGTAAAAAAAAATGAGACGTATAATTATTAAAAGACAAAGGGAGGAGATGAAAAGATGGTTGATCCAGTTTCAGCACTGGCTACAGCGACAGCAGCCTTTAACATTATTAAAAAAGGCTTTTCGGTGGGTAAGGATATTGAGAGTATGTATGGAGATGTTGGTCGTTGGATGGGTGCTTGCAGCGATATCGGACAAGCTGAAAAGATGTCGCAGAAACCTCCGATGTTCAAGAAGATATTTGCAGGTGCGTCTGTTGAGGAGGAAGCGTTAAATGCTTTCGCAGCTAAGAAAAAAGCTCAGTCGATGGAGAAAGAACTTAGGAATTTCATTAACCTTGCACATGGGCCGAATGCATGGAATGAACTTTTGCAAATGCAAGGAAAGATCAGAAAGCAAAGAAAAGAAATGATTTATAAGCAGCAAGAAAAACAAAGAAAGATGATTGAGATAAGTTCCCTAGCAGTAGTAAGTATATTAGTAGTAGCGTTTATGGTTTGGGTAGCTTCGGCTATAGCAAACAAAGCAAGGGCACACGATTTGTGTGAGGAGTTTAAAACCGGCTATACTATCTGTTTAAATGAAGGGTACGATCAGGCACACGCTAGTATGTTTAAACATAGGTTTCCTAAACATGAGAGATACATCAGTTGTAAACTTGCAGAGTATAAACCGATGAGAAATAATAAGAACGAAATAGTAGGTCTACACTGTAGATATAGATATCCAAACAAGGACAGTTTCACATTTTCTACTTACAACAAGAGCTGTCCTGAACAATTAACCTGTACTGTAAGTAACTAATAAAGGAAGTAACATGCCAACACTAAAAACACCAAAAGATAAAAGAAACAATGCCGAAAGGTATAAGCCTAAGAAGAAAGCCGGTTCTGGTAGAACTATTTCTGACAGGGATAAAGCTATTATGGGAAAAGCAAAAGGTAGAACTATTTCTGAAAGAGATATTGCGTTAATTGCAAGGGCTCTTGGTATATCAAAAGAACGACAAGAAAGTAAACCTATTGGAAGAATGAAAGCAATGAGCGACAGGCCTAAAACAAATAAATCGCCAGTAAAAAGTAGAATGATGAACAAGGATGGTTCAGATCCGCTTATGAAGAAAAAAGCATACGGTGGTATGGCTAAGAAAAAGAAGATGATGGGTGGCGGTATGATGAAGAAGAAGATGATGGGTGGCGGCATGATGAAGAAGAAGAGGTAATTAAATGCCAATTGAAAAACCAAAAAGAATAAAAATAGCAAAAATAAAAATAGGTAATGACCTTATTAAATTACCTTATGATGCTGATAGTGAAAAAGGAATTAAACAAAGTTTAAAAGGTTATTTTAAAAGTTTACGTAAAAAAGCTAAAGGTGGTAAAATATATACTAATACTACGAGGAAACCAAAAACTTGAAAAGAACAACATCAACCATACCATTTGGATACGAACTATCAGAGGATGGAAAAGAATACATCCCGATAGAAAAGGAACTAGAATTACTAAACACAGCTTTTGATTATGTAAGAAACTGTGGAGCAGCAAAGGCAGCTAGATGGCTGTCAACAGCATCGGGTAGGAAGATATCAAACCCGGGTCTGACTAAGAGAATGAAACTAGGGGTACATTTAGATAAGAATGACTGAAGAACTGAACAAACCAAAAAGAGGTAGGCCTCCTAAGAAAGAAGGAGAGGCTAAGACGAGCTACACTTGGTCGAGAAAGATGAAAGCTAGACTTGCAACTCAAAGACAGCTTTCAGAAAAGAAAAGAAAAGCAGAGAAGCTAACGGAACAAGCGAAGAGAGCTAGAAGATCTGTTACCTTAGCAAAAGAATCTGCTGTCAAAGTGGACAATGCTCTAAAGGGACGATCTAAGTCTGTCGTTACTAGCGAAGACTTAAAAAGGGTGCCTCGAGCTGTAAGGGAGCATTTACAGCACCATGATGTAGTGTTCAAGGCCAACGAAGGCCCACAGACTACATTCTTAGAGTCACCCGAAAGAGACGTTCTTTATGGAGGGGCTGCAGGAGGCGGTAAATCGTATGCGTTATTAGCGGATGTACTTAGAGACGCATCGAACTCTAACCACAGAGGCTTGTTGTTAAGAAGAACACTAGCCGAATTAACAGAATTGATAGACAAAAGTAAGCAACTCTATCCGAAAGCATTCCCCGGAGCTGTATTCAAGGAGGCTAAGTCTACTTGGGAGTTCCCTTCAGGGGCTAGGATATGGTTTTCTTACGTAGATGACGATAGGGATGTTACTAGATACCAAGGACAAGCGTTCAATTGGATAGGAATAGACGAGATTACCAACTACCCTACACCATACGTGTGGAATTACCTACGTTCTAGACTTAGAACTACTGATCCACAGCTAGGGATGTACATGAGATGTACTGCAAACCCGGGAGGAGTAGGCGGATGGTGGGTAAAGAAGATGTATTTAGACCCTAATCCACCAGATGACCCATTTTGGGCTAAGGATTTTGATACTGGTAAGACTTTGAAGTACCCTGTTAACCATTCTAAGGCAGGAGACCCTCTATTCTTACGTAAATTCGTACCTGCAAGGCTAACAGACAACCCTTACTTGTTCGAAGATGGTCAATACGAGGCGATGTTGATGTCTCTACCAGAAATAGAGAGAAAAAGACTACTAGAAGGTGACTGGGACGTAGCAGACGGCTCTGCCTTCACTGAATTTAGCCGTGCAACACATGTTGTAGAGCCTTTTGAGGTTCCTATAGGCTGGTCGAGGATAAGATCAGGCGATTATGGGTATTCTTCACCTTCTTGTATCCTGTGGGGTGCAATAGACTGGGATAATAACATCTGGATTTATAGAGAACTGTATGTAAAGGGCTATACAGGAGAAAGATTAGGAGATATGATTGTAGAGATGGAAAGAAATGATCCTCCTATGCAATTAACTACATTAGACTCATCCTGTTGGAATAAAACAGGTTTAGGGCCTTCAATAGCAGAAACTATGATAAAAAGAGGAGCTAGGTGGATACCTGCAGACAGACACAGAATAGCCGGAAAGATAGAAGTGCACAGGAGATTGGCTTGCGATGACAGAGGTAATCCTAGGGTTCGCTTTTTTTCTACGTGCAACAATACAATCAGGACTTTACCTACACTACCCATATCTAAAACCAATCCTGAAGATGTGGATACGAAAGCTGAAGACCATGCGTATGATGCATTGAGGTATATGGTAATGAGTAGGACTTTAATGAACGTGCACACTCCACATAGGATGATGAAGCAGACGCAGCAATATGAACCACAAGATCAAGTATTTGGATATTAATAGATGGTACAAGATATTACAATAAGAGATACAGGAATGAAAAGAACTGCTCAAATAGCTGGTGAGTGGGAAAAGGTAATAACAGCTCTGGGCCCAGAAGGTAAGGTGCCTACTATAGAACAATTAAGAACTAGATTTAAAAAAGGAACAGCCACTGTTCGTGATGGTATAATTGCTAGATTATATAGAGAAGGTGTTCTTTTTAAAATGGATTCTAAAGTAATAGAAGAAGATTTTCCTAGGATGGCTAAAAAAATAAATGCTTTCCAAAATAATTTTCAATCTCAAGTATATGATGAAAGTACTAAATCTTTAAAAACAACAAATACTTTAAGTGGTTTAATAAGTGATATTAACAAGTTAACTAGTGGTATAGCAAAAGATAAACCCGGTATTAACGATCCTTTAGATTTAAAAATAACAGAATTAGAAGATTTGTTTGATAGGGGAATTAGTAATACAAAAGCTGCTACATGGACTCCTACACAAAAACAAATAACTAAATTTAAACAAGGAGAAGTATACCAAGAGCCTAAAGGAAAAAACATAAGAAAAGGTACTCGTGTTTTAAAAGAGATAGATTCTAAGAAAGTATTAAATAGAATGTTAAATAATATAGCACAAATAAAAGATGTTAATATGAAAGCAGCTATATTAATTGCTATGTTTGGTCAGAGGGGAGAGGCTTTAGTTAACATGAGTAATAGTGAAGTAAATGCTACTAGATATGGCCCTACAGAATACGTTCCTTTTTATGATCCTGAAACAAAAGAAATTGTTAACCCTTCAGACAGAACAGGGTTTACAAAAAAAGGAGGGAGAAAACTTTTACCTCCTACAACTAAAGTAGGCCCTTTATCAGAAGCTATTTTAAATTATATGCATGGTAATACAAAAGGAGATCTTTTTAAAATAGACAAAAAAAAACTTGTAGATACTTTAAATAAGATTGTTTATAAAAATATAGAGCCTGAAACAAAAGCAATGATGGGGAGAGATTTAAAGGGGTATACAGATTTAAGAAGAATATTTGCTTCTACTGTTATTAATGAAATGGCTGACAAAGTTGATGATATAGAAATGAAAACTTTATATTATAAGTATGCTGATCAACTATTGGGACATAATAATACAAAAGCAGGAATGGATGCTTCCAATGATTTAATTGCTAAAATTATGCGAGATCATTACGCTGTTATAAAACAAGGCACTTCTATATTACAAACTGGTGATATAATGAGTGAATTTGAAAAGTTCTTTGCCGAGGCTATGGGTGCTACAGATTCTGAAGGTAAATTATCAGTAAAAGTTCTTGCTGCATCACTGGGAATAGATGATACACAAATAAAAGGTTTAGATAAGGTGTACACAGAAATTAATAGTAATGAAAACCCTAATAAAAAAACATCTGAACAGACTAAAAAAAAGATTAAAACTATTTCAACTAATGTGTCGTCTAATGCAGAAACACAATCAAAAGTAAATGTAATTACAGGTGAGAAAGAACTAGATGATGCACTACGTGCAAGTTACATGGGAAAGTTGGCAGATGGTAAAAAAATGGATCTTCAAGGAACTAATGATGAGATAGTGAAACAGGTAGAAGCTATTCAACAAAGAGAATTTTTTTACAAAAGTACAGCTAAAAATAAAAAACCTATAGTTGTAGATGAAAATTTGGTAAACGATAAATTAGTAGAAAAAATGAAAAAGGCTAAAGAATTAGGAATGACCCTTAGAGAATATACTAAAAGTTTAAAAGGTAAAGGTGTATTAGGTTCAGTTATTGGTGGTATTGCTTTTGGCACGGCTGGAACAATGTTTTCAAACGAAAGTAGAGCAGGAGATCTTGTTAGTGCTGTTGCTCCTATAGGAATGGAACCCGGTTACACAGGAGGGAGAGGCCGAGGGCTTAAATACCCCGGGACTGATAATATTTTAACTGGTGAAGATGAAAATTTTGAGCGTTTAAAAGATCCAGAATTGTACGAACAAATGGAAGCTACTTTTAAAAGAGATCAAGCATACGAACAAGAACAAGATAAGATTAAAAAGGAGTTCAAGAAAGACGAACAAGAAGAGCAGATGCAAGGGGTATTCCCCGAAGGATTTGGGTCGTAATTAATTTTTAACAACTAAAAAAGGAGACTAAACATGCCATACGGTAATAAAAGTGCATACAAATCAGGCTACATTATGGGTCAGATGAGTAAACAAGGAGCTATGAGTGAAGTAGGTGAAAAACTTTTTAGAGAGAAGTTAGATTCTACATTAATGGGAGAAAATTCAGGAGCATTTAAGCAGACTGAAGATTCTAAATCAGCTTCTGGTGGCGAGCATATGAAACAAGCTGGTTATATTATGGGCCAGACACCAAAAGTAAAATAAACTTAGGATAGATTATGGATGAACCTGTAGATGTATCAGTAGATATGTCCTCTGAAGATGCTCCCGGACTTGTTGGTTATATACAAGAAAAACAACGGGAAGCAGAAGACGGTAGGCAAGTACACGAAGAGAGATGGTTAAGAGCTTATAAAAACTTTCGTGGTATTTACGATAGTACTACTCAGTATACAACAACTGAGAAATCAAAAGTATTTATAAAGATAACCAAGACTAAAGTTCTTGCTGCCTACGGACAGATTGTAGATATCTTATTTGCTAATAAGAAATTTCCTCTTACTGTAGAGTCTACTCCTGTGCCTGAAGGCATAGCAAAGTTTGCTCATATGGAAACTCCTCTTGATGAAATCTCTCCTGCAGACCCTTATGGGTATAAAGGTGATGGTAGAGATATGCCACCGGGTGCTACACAAGCAACAGAGCCTAACTTAGATTACCTAGGAGGTTTAGCTCCAGAGTTTGAAGGTGCACCTATTGCAGAAGGAAAATCTAGAACAGGAGAACCACAAATATCTCCAGCACAAGAGGCAGCTTTGAGAATGGAGAAGATAATCCATGATCAATTAATAAACACCAATGCTTCGACCACATTGAGAAATTCTATATTTGAATCAGTATTAATGGGTACTGGCATTGTAAAAGGCCCATTTACACATACTAAAACTATACACAAATGGGAAAAGGCTGCAGAAAATGGAGAAAAACAATACGCACCTTACTACAAAGACATACCTAAAGTAGAGTCTGTATCTTGTTGGGACTTATATCCAGACCCTATAGCAACAAACATAGAAGATTGTGATTATGTAATACAAAGACATAAAATGAATAGAGCACAACTTAAAAACTTAATGGATATGCCTATGTTTAACGCAGACGCTATTCGTGAAGTATTAATGGGTGGTGGTAATTATCAAGATAAGTATTACGAAAGTATTATAAGAGATGAAGAACAAACTCAATCTAGTACATATGATAGATTTGAAGTTTTAGAATATTGGGGTTGCGTAGATTCAAAATTTATGGACGAAGTAGGTGCTGAAAGTAATAATGTAGACAGTTTAAGCCAAGCACAAGTAAATGTTTGGGTCTGTGGAAATCAGATAATAAGAGCTGTAGCAAATCCTTTTGTACCTATGCGTATGCCCTTTCAAGTATTTCCATATGAAATAAGTCCATACCAAATCTGGGGTATTGGTATTCCAGAGAACATGGAAGATGCTCAGATGTTAATGAACGGGCATGTTCGTATGGCAATAGACAACCTGTCGTTAGCAGGTAACATGGTTTTTGATGTTGATGAGACATCATTAGTTCCCGGACAGAACTACGATATATTTCCGGGTAAGATATTCAGAAGACAGTCTGGCGTTACAGGAACCGCAGTGAATGGTATTAAGTTCCCTAATACCGCAGGTGAAAACATACAGATGTATGATAAAGCTAGACAGTTGGCTGATGAAGAAACTGGTATTCCCAGTATTATGCACGGGCAGACAGGCGTTACAGGAACGGGCAGAACAGCAGCTGGCCTATCAATGTTGTTAGGATCAGCTGGATTATCTATAAAGACTGTGATTAAAAACATAGATGACTATCTCTTAAAACCACTTGGAGAATCTTTATTCCAATGGAATATGCAGTTTAATGAAGATAACCCAGACATAGTGGGTGATTTAGAAATTAAACCTAGAGGTGTAGCATCTGTAATGCAAAAAGAAGTACGTTCTCAAAGACTTACTGCTTTATTACAAACAGTTTCTAATCCTATGCTAGCTCCATTTATAAAGATACCAAATCTGTTAAAAGAGTTAGCGATCTCTCAGGACATAGATCCTGACAGTCTTGTAAATGATATGAACCAAGCTCAAATTTACGCAACAATGTTACAAGGAGTAATGCAAAATGCCCAACAACAACAACAACAACCAGAATCAGGAAGTCCTCAAACAATTGGCTCCGGTGGTCAACAACCCGCAGGTATGGGAACCCCTACACAAACTCCTGCAGGGCCTCCACCTACAGACCTTACAGGGGCTGGTAACGGCACAATCGGAACTGGAGGTGTTCCGACTGCAGGGGAGAGCCAGTTTACTGGGAATGCTCCTCAACTTGAAGAGTAATTTTGATCAGATGAAAAAGGAAGATAATAAAAAATAATGTCTACAAATATCTCAGAAATTCTTAACTTAGACTTTGACGAAACCTATAATTTAGGACAAGTGCCTAGTAGTGTAAAACTTGATACTAAAGGTTTAAAGCAAAAAGATGTGCAAATAAATCTAGATCCTAAAAAAGGAATAAACATAGGAGATAGAGATGCAGAAGAAGAAGAACAAGTAGATGACCCCGCAGCAGCTTATTTAAAAAGTGTTAAAGGTTCTGGGATTGGAAATATAAAAGCACAGCCTTTATTAGCAAGTAGAAATAAGTTAGATACTTTTTCTTCAGAACTTCCTTCTATTAAAAACAATACGCAGGTAGCAAGTATAGACAACAACGCTACTTTTGGAATGTCTTCTTCTAACGTAAACGTAGATCCAGACGGTTTTGAAGAGGCTTTTTATGACAGTGGAGATTTAGAATTTGATTCAGACTCTGCTAGTTACGTTCAAGAAGGATTAAATTTAGCTGCTAGTGATTATGGTCAAGACTTATTAGCTAAAGGTGCTGATTTTTTTGATATTAGTAATAAACCTGTAACTGAAATTGGAAGTTATCAGCTTCCGGGGTACAGCACACAAATAACAAAAGCTCCTTCTAGTAGTTTTGTAGGCCCAATGGATGCTAAAAAAGTGGCTAATCCGGGAGTGGCTACAACAGCAACTGGGCAGTTTGCAGCAGGGGCAGCAGGTGTTCTGTCTGCTTATTCTGCTTATGATGCATTAAAAGGTGGTATAGATAGCCCGATGGAAGCAGCACAACTTGCAAGCGGTGTAATAGGTACAGTAGGTGCATTAAATACAATGGGATTAATGAGCACTCCGGGTTTTATGGCAGCAGCAGGCCCTGTAGGATGGGCTATAGCAGGTGCCTCCTTATTATACAGCACAGGTTTAATTGGAGGAAAAGGCAAAAATAAACCTCCAATGGGCGGTGTGGAAGTTAGGTTGGCTGACGAGTCTGGTAAGTTATATACCACATACGAAGAAGGTAAAAATCTTAAAATATCAGCGGGCTCTGCTTCTTCATACAATGGTTTTAATTCACAGGCTATGAAAAACCAGACACAGAAGAATATAGATTACATGTATGCGTTTGCAGATGAATTTGACTTAAAAGTTAATGAAAAGGTTTGGGCAGAAGCAGCTTTTGGCCCTAATAAATATATGCCAAGAGGAAGAGAAAAACCTTATAGAAGTGCATTAGAGAAAATAGACAGTATGGGAGATGGTTCTACAAGTCCTAGCGAATGGTTAAGACACGCTATGGAATACCAAAGTGAAAGCGGAGAGAGAATAGTTGACGGACAAATTTATAAAGGTGCAAGAATAGGCCCTGATGGGATGCCTATGAAAGTAGGATATAAAAGTCAAGAGGCTTTTCAAGAAGCAGTAGCAGAATTTAATAAGAAGTTTTACGGTAAATAGGAGTAGACATGTTACAATTTTTAGGCCCGATAGCAAACATAGCAGGTACATGGCTGAAGGGTAAGCAGAAGAAAGCTGAGATAAAACAAAAGCTAGCAGTAGCTAAGATTGAAGCACAGGTAAAAAGAGTACA